CGGTACAGATATCGCCTGCATTATGATGGCTGGGGCCGATGCCTCTGAGAAAATTGGTTCGTTTGAAAACAGCCTCTTTAAGCTTTGGTCTGAGAAGACTGGACTGTTTAAATCAGAAGATCAAGACAACTCATTTCTGATGCGTGGCCGGGTGATGGAAAAGTATGTCTGCGAGTTTTATGAGCTCCATCTAGGGAAAGGATGCAACCTTTGGGAAGAGGGATTGACATGGCATCCATCTCGGCCACGCATCTTCGGCACACCCGACCGCCTTGTAGAACATAACGGCGTTCGGTTTGGAATGGATGCTAAAACGCGCCGATTTAGAAAGGGATGGGGAGACTCTGGAACGACTGATGTTCCACTAGATGTAGAGTTGCAGATGCGCGTTTACATGGAGATTTTTGATGCTCCATATTGGGATATTGCAACACTCTTTAGCCTTGATGACTTTAGAGTCTATCGAATCGAACGAGATAAAGAACTCGGAGAATCAATACTTGATGTAGCAGAAGCTTGGTGGGAAAAACACGTCGATGGAGAAGTTCCTCCAGACGTAGACGCAACTTCTCAATGCATGAATGTTCTCGGAAAAATGCATCCTCGAGTGAAGTCTGATGAACTCAGATCAGCAACGGTGGCCGAAAAAGATCTCCATGAGAGGATATTGAAGGTCAGAAAAGAATACAAAGAAGTAGAGGCAAAGAAGAAAGAACTGGAAAATCTTCTTCGCCAAAAGATTGGAGACTCTATTGGCATTCAAGGAATTGCAACCTGGAAGGTAAGCAAGAACACGAAGGTCTTTAATAAACGTGCTTTCCAAGAAGCAGAGCCAAAGCTCTACGAAAAGTATCTGATAGAAAAACAGGGAACACGCATGCTTCGTGTCAAGGAGGCCAAGAATGACGACAACGGCGCTTAGTACAAGAGACAGGGTTACTCAGCTCAATGAGTACCTTGAAAGCAAGAAAACTAGCTTGATTAAAATCGCTCCACAGGGAACTGACGTAGATCGGATTATCCGTGTTGCGATGTTTGAGGCAGTAAAGAACGAGCGGCTAGTACAATGTAGCCCAACTTCGGTTTACATGGCCTTAGCTAAGGCGTGTGAGCTTGACTTGGTTGCAGGAGGAGTGTTGCACCGGGCTTCTCTCGTTCCAATGTGGGACAAGAAGAGCAAGTGCTACAACGCTGAACTGTGGATCGAGTACACCGGTTTAATGGATTTGGTGAAGCGTTCGGGTGAGGTTGCTCACTTTAAAGCAGAAGTCGTCTATGAGAACGATGAGTTTGAACACTCATTTGATCTTGAAAGTGGAGAGGTTCTTCGCCACAAAAAGTGTCACGAAAACCCTGGCAACCTATTGCTTGCGTATGCAGTCTGCTTTTTTAAAGACGGCCAGCGCCAAGTGGAAGTTATGCGGAAAGATCAGATCAACAAGATTCGCAAGTCTTCTCGAAGTCCAGACTCAGGCCCATGGTCACAACACACAGAAGAGATGTGGCGAAAGACGGTTATTCGTCGCATCTGTAAATATTTGCCACTGACACCAAAGACCACAGCTGTTCTTCAGCATGATATCGAATCGGACTTTGGAAATGCAATCGATGTAAATATTGTTGACTCTACTGTTGTTGAGCAAGACAACACAGAGCAGCCAGATAATGTTATTGATGTACAAGAAGCCAAATCAAAGCCGAAGTCAAAACGGAGTTCTAAGGTTAAAGATTTGGTTGAAAGGGCAAAAGAAAACGATTTGCCTGAACCCGAAGAAGATTTCACCTCATAGGAGCATAAACAATGTCCTTGCTTGATCAAGCCGCAAAAAACGTATCCCCTTACAAGCTGATGATGGCTGAAACAGCCAGTAAGAACGATGAGACAAAGTTTATCGTTCAACCCAACATCCTGATGGATATCTTGAAAGATGAGATGAACAATCGACTCATCGATAAGAAGATGAAAAAGGAATATGCAGGCTACCGAACACGCCTAAAGACTGCAGAGTGGCGTCTTGCTGGAATGCTTAACTACGTCGATGAAGAGATTTATCGAGTGCAGATCGGCAAGACAATAGAAAGCATGCTCAAGCACATCAGGCTTGTTCAGCCAAACGGTGAATGGGTTCTGTTGGAATACGAAGTCGATATTCGCAACAATGATGGTGGTGAAAAAGCAATCATGCTTGCTGCAAACTTTGTCGATTCAAAGAATGAAAAAGACATGCGTTATCAAAATGGTGTTCCTGCTGTTGATGTTCAAGTCGATGTGACTGGATCAAACAAGGAGCTCATTGAGGCAATTCAGGCTCAAAGTGGAGGCTCAAACCAGGCAGACCTTATTGATACTTTGAATCGGTTTATCGACGCAGTGACTCCAAAAGACTCGGCGGCTAAAGAAACCAAATCAAAAGTCAAAGAAGACAATGTGGTGGATGAAGTTCCAGTAGACTTTAGTGAGTGATAGGGCGTGCCGATTTACATATTTGAATGTAACAATTGTCGCCGAACAACTGAGGTAATGCAGAAGTTTGGCGACAAGTGGCCCGACTGTACTAAGTGTTCAAAACAAATGGACAAGAAGCCAGCTTTAACCAGCTTTAATTTAAAAGGAGATGGGTGGGCTAAGGACAACTACGGCTTAAAGGCAAAGCAATGAGTCGTGCATGTTTTCCAGTTTTCAAAGAAAACAGCCGTGTTCCTGTCGTGTTGAGCAAGGTGTCACCTATTAACATCGGGGCCATCAGCCTTGGGCTGTTCGTGTTCTCTCGCGGGACAATGACCAAGACAACCAAGCGACATGAGACGATCCACTACCTGCAATGGCGTGAGCTTGGCTTCCTGGGCTTCTTGGTTCTGTACCCAGTGTTCTGGTTGATCAGCTTGGCTCGGTGCAAGGACGGGGCAAAGGCGTACCGCCAGATACCGTTTGAGCGTGAAGCGTATGGGCATGAGGACGAGACTGGCTACTTGGCATCTCGCAAACCCTATGCGTGGTTGAGGTACATTAAAGTCTCATCGAATCAATCTTGAGCTTCAGTATTTCGTTTTCTCGCTTGACGTAGTCCACTTCGACCTTGAGTCCTGCAACTTCGGTCATCAACTCAATGATCTGCTCAAGGTGTTCGTCTCGTTCTTCTTCAAGCTTTTCGACTCTTTTGATTAGGTCATCCCTGTACAAAGTCTGTTCAGCCTTTTCCTCGACCTGCTTTTCTCTCTTCTGCTTCAACATGAACTCATAGAACTTGAACGCACCAGCACTGAACACCCCTGTAACGGCAGCGACGATTGCAGCAGTAGTGGTCGGTTTATCCACGGAGATCCTTGTGCATTACTTCCACACGCATTTTAACGTATATCCAAACCCACAAGGTAAAGTACACGCCCGTAACAACCAGGCTGCGGCCAACGTCACCAGCTGCAAACTCGGGGTCGCTGAACACGTTGACCAAGAAACGGGTGGTCGAGAAGATGTACAGCAGCAGGTATGTGCCGACGAAGCGGGAGCAGGATCGGATGTTAGGCAAACTGAACAGCATGCCCAAGGCGACCACAAAGTACAGGCAGTACTGAAAGTAGGCCCACTCGTTGCCCCCATCCAAGGCCTCGCCGTAGCTCATCCAAAGCACGCGATTGTTGGCAAGGTCAGCAATGTTCCAGAACAACAGCAAGGGTCCGTAGTCATGATAGACCAGGATGTCCTTGTAGGCTTTGAAGAAGCTTCTCATTGCGTCACCGTTACCCAATCATAACTTGGAGATACCATGGCTGAACATTCATTAGATGATATCGTCCACTCGATACAGTCAGCGGTTATAGCCGCCACCGATATTGCCGAGCGACATGAACTTGATTCGATCATGAATGAAGAATTCTGGGAGCTCAAGCTTGATGATAAAGGTGAGCCGCTAAAAGATGACGACGGAAGACACATATATGCACCTCGTATGGTCGTCATGGAACTCCCAACATGGGAAGAGGGAAAGCTCGTTCAACGACGAGTACCTGTACCTTTACAATCACTCACGACTGGACAGAGTTTGCGCGTGGATAAGCTTGAAGTTGAAATGTCTGTGGAGATTTCTGGTCTTGAGTCAAACAAGAAGAAAGGCAAACTGATGGTGCGCCCTTGCGCCAATACTTCGTGGTTTAAAAAAGAAAGCAACACTGCTAAACTCAAGTTGATCTTCAAGGGCAGTGAGCCTCCAGAAGGTTATGCCCGTATAGACGACCAGCTAATCAAGCTGCTTCCGTAGGAGAACATCATGGCAGATTCAGGCCTCGTACAAATGTCATCGCAGTTCGGTGGCCTTCCAATGGAGCAACTCATTGGTGGCCCCCTCAAGGCTGCGTGTAACGCTCAGACCCTGCTCGCTAAGGCATCCAGCGACTTCATTCAGGATGTTGGACTTGATACTGATGCCACAGGCAAGATAATGTCTGCCCGCACGGTTGACTTCAGCTTTAACAAGCCAGTCCAAGATGCTGCCGGAAACACGAAGATGGAAAAAGTGGATCTCCAGGTTCCACTACTTGCCATTATCAACACTCCAGCACTATCGGTCAAAGAAGCAGAGGTTCGCTTCACTATGGAAGTGAAGTCGTCTACGTCAAGCAAGACCACGTCCGATAGCAAGGCTGACCTTACAGCCAAGGCCAAGTACAACGCTGGTTTGTTCAGCTGCGAAGTTACTGTGCATGGATCAGTAGCCAATCACAGTGAGAACAGTCGAAAGAGTGACAACAGTGCTAAGTACGACGTGAAAGTGCTTGCTCGAGACGATGGACCCCCAGAAGGTCTCATGAAAGTGCTTGATATGCTCAATGATGCAATCGCACCAACTCAAGGCGCAGCACCAGTAAAAGGTAAATAGATCCCCCTGCTCCCCCACCTACGTCGTCTGAGCATGGACGATTCCCACCGGGTGGGGGGGTCAGGCTTTTTCTAGAAGACGCTCAAGTTTAGAAACAATGTCGTTATGGACTTTGGTTCTGGTAATCAGAAAGTCCTTAGATTGACTGTCGGCATTGTCTCTGTACTCGTTGATGACCCGATCATACCGCTCGCGCATCTTATCTGTGCGATCATCGTATTCCTTTCGAATGTCATCGAGTTGCTCCTGAAACCCATCAACAAGCTTGTCCAAACGCTTTTGCATCGTAAAGAACTGATACACAAGAAAAGCAGCGAATACTCCAAGGTGTCCGTCAGCCAATAGTGAATCGACTAACGCTTCCATTAGAACTCCGGTTCGTCAATAAGAGTGTAGGTAAAGGAGTTACCCCACTTCTCTCTGGCTGCGTAGCAGATGCTCATGAACTCTTCAAAGTCTTTACCATGGCTCCACACCTGGCAACCGGCGCTCCATTTATCCACTCGCGTAGAGACACCTGATGAAGATCGATGCAGATTAATTCCGTACATGCCCTCAGTGACTGAGTCAGGGTCCATGTCAATGACATCATCCTTATTCTGGTCCCTGTAGCATTTTACGGTTCCACCCCTCTGGCACAGCGCGTCATACAGTCCACGGTGCTTATCAATCTTGTAAACTCCTCTGTACTGACCAGGCACCAAAATGGCGGTGCCTCCAGCGTTCATTGGGTTTTCAAGCCAGTAAGCTCCAGGGTCTGTAGTGCATTCCCATGTTCGTGTGATCCAGCCTTGCTCATCCCTAAAGACGACACAGATACGATCATCAAAGCTGTTTGGCTTGTGTTCCTTACTGCGAATGCCAATGATGTTCAGGTTGTACTCACCCTTTTCAAAGACGGTGTGTCCGAGGGATTCAACATAATCAAGTAGTACAGGTCTCATCAGTCACAGTCCGCGTTTGTGGCAGAGCAAATCTTCGCCTGGTTGATCGCTTGTTGTTGCTGAACCTCAAGCATTTTGCCCATCAACTCTTCCATTTTATCGAGACGTTTTTCTACACCTTGAATCTTGATATCAACAACCTCTTGCTTGCCTGACTTAGATTCAAGGACAACGACACGCTTTTCTACATCTTCTACATCTTGAGCTGCAGACTCAAAAGAAGCAACAGAGATACCAGCAGCAAATACTACGGTAATGCCGGGAACTATCCAATCTTTCGCGTTCATCGTCCTGCCCCCGAGGTGTAGTGATACGTTGCACCTAACCCAGCGGTGACAATTCCAACGATTACTATCGTTTCTATTCTACCAAGCCAACGTTGAGTTGAGGGTTTTTCCATCCATGGAACAGGCTGATTAGCTTGTTCCAGTTTATGTTTGTACCAATCAATTTCCATATTTAGCCTTCCAACCTCAATCTTGTACTGTGATTGAATAGCTACGCCCCACTTCTCTGTCTGCAACAAATCAGAAAACTGTGACAATGGAACTGCAACAGCGGAGCATTTAGCAATGCCGTCAGGATTTGTAATGATCGGAGAAATCGTCTGATTCTGATTGATTGGAACTACTTTTAAACACTCACCATCAACAGGATCAGGTACTGCAGGACGCTCAATCGGGTCTGACGCAAAAGCCATACCAAGGAAAAGGAGGATCCAAGTCATCGTCGTCTCGCATTACCAAGATCAGCAAGATCATCAGCAGGAGTATCGCTTGTAGTGGCAGCTTTGACTCGATCTACTTCTTGCTCAAACGTTTCTTGAACAGCATCCAAGGCTGCATTGGCAGCGTGATTTTCTGGTGGCGCTTCAGGTGTTTTTTTTTGTTCGGAAAGTTTTCGTTTTCCAATAATAAATGCAAAAATCGCAAATAAAACAGACCCAATGACTGCAAAAGCTTTCTTTACCCTTGTCATGAGCAAATCAATCTTACTATTACATCTGATGTTGGGTCTGTTACAGATCCAACGGAAGCGCCAGTCACGCACCACATAGATAAACCTGCAGTGAACGCAGCCCCACCTGGAATTGCATAGGTAATTTTCTTGTATGCTGGAGCCTTAAAAGTAAAGTGAGGAGTTCCGACACCATTTGCAGTTGTCGTGCCGGGTGTTGCTGAAGCGTTATCTCTGATCTTCAAGTAAGAAGATGTTGAGTTTGCTTCGTTATTGATTTGGACCATGTAAATAATCCCAGCTGCACCAGTCACATTGTTTGTTGAACCATTAGCGCCGGTACAACTGCGATCAAGAACGTATTTACCACCGAGTTCAGTGATTGAAGATGTCGATGTAGCAGACATAGTTACCTCAAGTGCAAATGATTTTCACATCTACAGTAGCACCATTGACTGCGGTAAGCGCGTTGTTGTCTGATGGATTTTGATTCAACGTACAAGCGAAACTGAGGTACGTAAACTCCAATCCATCTGGAATGTTAAACACAGTGGTAGTGTTAGCGGCCACTCTAAACACCATACTAGCCACGGTAGTACCCATGGTGACCGCTTCTGCATCAAAAAACTTGAAGTATGCTGCTGCCGCAGTCGCATTCGTCAATGAAATCGAGTAAATCGATCCAGGATTTGAAGTAGCGTTGACGATGGCCGTGTTGTTGCACACAGTTTCACGGACCACCTTGTAGTCAAACGCATCTTCAAACTTGGTTATCGACGTTGCCATTTACTTCTTTTTCGTACCCATCTGAGTTGGTCCAGGGTCAACGTCTACAGATCCACCACCGCTTTTCTCAAGGTCTGGAATTGTTGCATCTGGGAGAGGCTTATCAGGGTCGTAGCCACCTTTCTTCATTCCCATTGGAGGTGCGTCTGCTTTAATTTGAATTGTACCAAACTTCAGCACCACAGCTTTTTGAGCTGGAGTAAGATTCTTTCCTTCACCTGCATCGATTTCATTAAGCTTTGCTTCTTGTTCTGGTGTCAAACCTGCCATGACGAGCTCCTACTTCTTTGAGATTGCAGCCATTGCCTTCTCAGCACTGTCACCAGCGATGTAAGCAAGGCCAAGGTAAAGCCACTGAGCGGACTCTAGACGGCCTGCAACAAGGAGGGCAGTACCAAGAGCAAGAACAGCAAGACGACGCCAAGAGACGCGAGTCTGAGAGCAAAAAAGTTTATTAATGAAGTCCTTCATGATTTCTCCTAAGAAGTTTGTTGGGGCTAGCCGCTTTCACCACCGCCAGGAATATACGTAGGTGAGAGCTTATCCCGCGCCTGATTGACTCGATACCAGACCTGCCAAGTCGCGTCTGGATTATCAATGTCTGAGTTATTAACTGTTGACCCGAAGTTGCCAGCTAAAAACAAATACACATTGTCCGAACTTGTGTATTCATGGATCTGAACATTAGCGCGAGGTGCCTCTGCACCACTACCCGTATTTGTAACTCGGTCATTGCTGTCGATGCAGAAGCCATACACGTGTCTTGTGCAGGGGTGTCCATCCGCATCGCCATCGTCAATAGGTACTGAAATGTGACCATTGACTTTTACGCAAGTCGCATTTTGGTCGTTTTGGACATGATGGTCACCGCCAATAACGGCTCTCATTCCAGCAGAGTCAGCGTAATGCATAAGCGCACCTGCGCCCGCCCAGTTAATCGACGCCGTTGAGTCAGTGATGTCGTTGCTCGCGATACCCACCATGATGCCGTGCTTGTCGCTTGGTGCGTTGGCGTCGGCATAGTCGTTGTTAGCGTGCTGAGTACCAAGCTTGATCAGTATATCGATACTGAAAAAATCGGACCAAGAAAGAAACTCACCATCTGGTCCAGCAAGCCTTCGGTGATAGCGGTAAGTTCCTTGGTTCGACGCATTCCATCGCAGATTGTTCTCGGCTTTGTCCACCTGAATTCGCATACCAGATGCACTGGTCGAACAGCTTACCAGCACGCTGTTTGGGTCGTACAAAGTCCAACTGCCGTCGTTGACATCAATGCTTTGCCACTTGCTGATACCGGGCTGAACTCGCTCGCCGGTATTACCCAAGCTCTGGTCTTGGGCAATCGGTCCTGGTACTCGTAAACGCTTACCCATAACTACCTACGCATCGTCGATTAGATTGATGTGACCGAACACGTTTACCTTATCAGCGGTAGTAGATGCTCCTGTAATTGCAACACCACCGCTCTTGCCTTGGAATGTCCAGCCAGGAACAGCCAACACAGTAGACTCCGCAGGAACCTTAACCATCACTTTGTTGTTTGCCGCAGTACCACCGAACGTCAACGTGACAATCTCCTGAGAGGTGTTTGTGTTCGCCAGCCAAATCCAGATTTCTTCAAAATCCGCAGTCGTCGTGGTGCATGTATGAATTGCAGTAAAGGTGCCTGAGTCAATAGCGAGGCCAACAGGGATACCATCGGTACAACCACTGAGATGATTTCTTGAAATAGTTGCCATGATTTAATCCTACGAGAAAACTTGGGTGTGAAGAATAAGGTTCAAGTCATCTACTGCGGTGCCGCCACCAGAGGCGTTCTGCCAAGAGATGTCTGTACCATCACTGGTCAATACTTGGTTGTTGCTACCTGGAGCCAATACAGCCGGGTCACCACTGGCATCACCATAAATAATCTTGCCTCGAGCAATTCCGGCCAACTTATCCAAGGTCACTGCATTGTCTC